GACCGCAACCCAAAAAGGCCAGTGGCAGTTGGACAATTCCGACCGCGTGCTGTTCGGTGCTTCGACTGCAAACCGTGTTGCGTCGGCGGTGGCGACCGACCATACGGCGTCATTGGTCAACGTCGATACAACTGCGGACAAATGCACCGGCGCCAATCTTTCCCTGCTCAAGCGGGTAGCGATGGGTGCCAATCCGCGCATTCGGCCGTATCGCACCAAGGACGGCTACGAGTATTACGTCGCGTTCGCCGGCCTCAACACGTTCCGCGATCTCAAGATTGATCTCGCGACCGTGAACAAGGACGCACGCCCGCGTGAGAACATGGGCACATACGGGGCACCCAATAACCCGCTATTCCAAGATGGCGATCAACTCTATGACGGCGTGATCGTGCGGCTGGTGCCTGAGATCAGCAACTTCGTCACGTCAACATGGACGACGCTGCTCACCGCGGGCGCGGCCTCGGCGCGCGTCGAGCCGGTGTTCCTCTGCGGCCAGCAAGCCGCGGTGATTGCCTACGGGCAGATGGCGAAGCCCACCTTCCGCAAGGAAGATGACTATGGCTTCATCACCGGCACCGGGATCGAGGCCGCCTATGGCGTGGGAAAAATGTTTGCCAAGGTGCCGAAGGCCGGCACTGCATTGAAGCAATGGGGCGTCGCGACTGGTTTTTTCGCTTCTGCTTCAGACTGATAGCGGAAATTACCGGCTTTTATAGCATCAATCAGGTGGCAGCACAACATGCTGCCACTTCTCCCGCCTGAGGATGAGACTGATCATGTACTGGGAAACGCCGAACTTCTTTCCGATCTCTTTCTGGGTCCATTCACCTATCTCATAGAGATCGAAGATGGCGGGGATGTCGGCTTCCGTGAGCTTGGCCGCACCGTTCTTGCTGCCGTGGCTTGGGTTGTTGGGGGCTGGGCGTTTTAAGACACGAAAAGAGTGCCGCATATTTTGGGATCGCGAGCAGACCTCAAGATTGCAGAGGCGATTGTCGGCCTTGTTTCCGTTCAGATGGTTGATCTCCATCCCTGCCGGGATGGGTCCGTTGAAGGCTTCCCAGACCAACCTATGGGCAGAGCGGTCTTTGCGGATGTCGTCCCGGCAGAGGTGATAGGTGACGTAGCCGTCATACTTCGGACGGGCAGCGAGCGGCTTTGGCGGACGCTTGGCCCATATGCCGACGTGGGCTGTGCGCTTGACCCGCCCCTGATCAGAAACGGCGTAGCAATCTTCGTAACCGAGGACCGGCTTCCATGTTTCTTTCATGGGGTGGTTTTAGCACGCCCCACTAGGAGATACAAATGCCTTCACTATTCGACGCGAATATCCCCGCCCGCGATATTGGGGCTTCGGTTATCCAAGTCGTCGCCGGTCGGGCCAACCCGATCGGCGGCGTTTCGGTCTACAGCGTCAAGATCGGAAGACTTCCGATGGGCGCGATCATCACGGCCGTTTCGACCAACGTGGAAACGGCCATCACCGGAAGCACGCCGGCATTCAGCATAGGCACGACGGTCGGCGGCGCCGAGATTGTCACGACCGTCGCGTTGACGGCGGGCAGCCTCAACACGGTGCCATTGGCTGCGCTGGTGATGCCGCTGGCGGCTGATACCGACGTTTACGCCAACATCACCGGCACCGCGACCGGTGACGCTTACGTCATGGTGCAGTTCTACAAGTTCGGGCCGACCTGACATGGCGCGGATCACTTGGCTCGGCGAGGCCGAATGCCTCTGGAACGAGATCACGTTCCCTCCCGGCGTGCCGGTTGAAATCGCCGATCCGTACATGATCGGCAAGGCGCGGAATAATCCGTTCTTCCGGCTCGATGAAGGCGTGGCAATAATGCCTGAGACATGGACAAACGATGATGTATTCGCCGATCCCAAGCCGATGTTGGAGACGTGGAAAGCGGAGCTAGGCTTGCCACCCGACTACCAACCGGAGCCGTTCCGAGTGCCCGATCCGCCCAAGCGTAAGCGCGGCCGGCCGCCGAAGGTGAGGCACAATGTCGATCAGTAATTATGGCGAGCTGAAATCCAAACTATCGCGCTATCTGTTCAATCAGCGGTTCCTCGCTGATTACGACGACTACACCACCATGTTCGAGGCCGACGCCAACTCGCGGCTGCGCGTGCTGCCGATGGAAACATCGGTCCTGCTCACCACCACATCAGGCGATGTGACGCTGCCAGCCGACTACATCACCTGGCGCACGGTGCGGCCGAAATTCGCCAACACTGCGCCGGTTAGGCCGATGTTTGCCCCACCGTTCGACGAAATCGACTATGTGCACCCGGCCTATCTGCCGCCGGTGGGCCGCGGCTTTACCCGGATGTTCAGCATCGAGGGCAACACCTTCAAGGTGCGGCCGGTGGACGATCGCGCCGACGCCTATGAATTCCACTACTACCAGAAAATCCCCTCCCTGGTCGGCAGCGACATCAACAGCAATTGGTTGCTGTCCGAGTATCCCAACGCCTATCTGTTCGGGCTGATGGTCGAGGCCGCCGGTCAAGGCCGCAATGCGGAAATGGCGCAACTCTACAAGGCGCGAAGGGATGAGGAATTCCAGCAAATCATCCAGCGCTATGCCCTGACCACCGGCGCCACCAGCTCGACCGTGCGGACGGCCACATATTTTTAGGAGGCCGCAATGCCGATGGTGTTCGACAAGGACGGACACGAACTAGCGGATGTTGCGATCTCGGAGCGGCAACTTGGCGTGCTCGAGCTCGGCGAGGAGGTGGTAGTGCTGTATCACACCCCGCAACTGCTGCGTTATGTACTGGGCGAGCAGAATGGATCATTCATGCTGCGCAAGATCGGGCAGCATATTGTTGCTGCCGACATCGACGGTTTTCGCAAATACGCCAGCCTGCAGCGCGCCATCCGGGCCGCACAGGAGCAGCACTGATGCCCGCGCAAAAACTGCCGGTGGAATTCGGCGAGTGGCGGCCCGACGTGGCGCTGCTCGATAGCAAGTTTGCCAGTGAAGTTGAAAACGTCTTCGCCGGCGTCAATTCCTATCTGCCGTTTCCATCGCTGCAGTCATTTAGCAACGCGGTGATCCCAGGCCTGCCCGGCGCATGCGGGCTGTACTCTGCGCGCACGCTGTCGGGCGAATGGAAAATCTACGCCGGCACGCGAACGAAGCTGTACACATGGAGTTTGGATACCTGGGTTGACGTAACCCGCACGGTCGGCGGCGACTATCATGTTCAGCCGAATGACCTGTGGATGTTCGAGCAAAGCGGCACACATCTGGTAGCGGTCAACGTCAACGACGATCCGCAAGTGATCGACATCAACAGTGGCACCAATTTCGACGCGTTGGCGGGCTCGCCGCCGCGCGCCACCAACGTCAAGCAGATCGGCGATTTTCTGTTTCTTTCCGGCCTGGCCGATGGCGGCCCGTACAACAGGCGCATCATCATCTGGTCGGCCATCAACGACATCACGGGATGGATCGTCGGCACCAATCTGTGCGACATGCAGGAGATGCCGGACGGAGGTCCGGTGCAGGGTGTCGCCGGCGGTGAGATCGGCTATGTCCTGCAGGATCGTGCGGTGCGGACACTTCAATTCCTGCCCGGTGACACCTCCCTTATATTCAGTTTCTCCCGCGTGCTGGACGATCGCGGCTGCGTCAGCAAATACGGCTACGACACCATCGGTAACGTGCTCTATTTCGTGTCGGAGGACGGTTTCTATTCCATGACCGGCCAGCAAGTGACGCCGATCGGCCAGGACAAGGTCAACGAGTGGTGGTTGGCAAATTCCGACCTCAGCCGACGCGGTGTGGTGCATTGCATTGCCGGCGTGAACAAGCCGCGAGTGGCATGGGTCTATCATTCGGGCGACGCCTCGCCCATGTACGACCGACAGATCATCTTCGATTGGTCGAATGCCCGCTGGGCACGCGCGACCGTATCGGCATGGGTATGGGCATTGCTGAGTTCGACGGGCATTGATCTGGATACCGATATCCCCGGTGATCCGCTCGATCCAGATCTGGATACCCCGCTGCGCCCGTCGCTCGACAGCTTCGGCTATATCGGCGGCCGGCCGCTGATTGGCGCCATCAATCCTGCCGGCCTGCTATCTGCGCTGACCGGCCCCAACCTGCCGGCGACAATGGAAACTGCCGAGGTGCATCTGTCGCCGGGTATGCGATCATTTGTCAGCGACGCCTATCCGCTTGACGATAGCCGCGATGACAACGTCGGCACGGTGGCTGCGGGCACCCGCGAGCGATTGCAAGATGTCTGGGTGTGGGAGCAGCCGGTGACGATCGAGATCACCGGTTCGGCGGCGCTGTATTCGTCATCGCGGTTGCATCGCTTTCGCCGGTTCATCCCCGGCGCCACGGTGTGGACGCACGCACAGGGCGTCGTGATCGAGGCGCAGCAGGACGGTTCTGTGGCATGACTGTTGTCGGGGAACCGCCGCCATTCCGCATCGCCTTTGACAACGCCCGCGATCCCTACACCGCACGCAACGCCCTCGGCGTCACGAGCTCGGGCGTAACGGCGGCCACCCCGCCGTTGTTGATTACCGGCGGTACGATATCGCTGGATACCGCCGCCGCTATTGCCGCGATCGCGCCGGCATGGACGGCGTACACGCCGACAATCAGTGCTCTCACGGGCACCCTTGCCGCCTTCAGCGCCAGCGGAAAATATCTGACGATCGGCAAGCAGACGAGCATCCAGATCGAAATCTTGATCACGACCAATGGCACAGCGGGCGTATTTCTTCTTGCATCACTACCGAATACTGCCACCGGCCTCGCAATCCTGGCGGGACGCGAAACAGCCATAGTTGGAAAAGCCCTGACGGGCACGGTTGGCAATATGAGCAACACCACCGTGTTGATCATCAATTACGACAACACCTATCCGGGCGGCGATGGCCATTCCCTTGTCCTGTCTGGCGTTTACGAGAACACCTGAGAGGAGCGAAGCTGATGCCCGGTGAAGATATCCAATCATGGAGCACGACGGCGGCTACCAATGCCACCGCCGACACCTCGATCAACTGGGCCGAAGGCCAGCCGCGCGCGAGCGTGAACAATTCTGCCCGCTCGATGATGGCGGCGCACGCCAAGAAACGCAATCTTGAGAACGGCTCGATCACCACCACCGGCAGCGCCAACGCGCAAGCCGTTGCCTCGGGCATTCCCTACACCACGGTGCCGACCGGGCTGTATGTGCGGCTCAAGATCGGGTTCACCAACACCGGTCCCACCACGCTCGACATGGACAGCATCGGTGCGGTTGCGATCAAAAACGCAGATGGCAGTGATATCATTGCCTATTCGCTGACGCTCGGCCGCTATGCCGAATTCATCTACAACGGCACCAACTGGATCTTGCTGACGCCGACCGTCTACGGTGCAGCGATCGACGCCCTGGCCTACAACGGCATGCAAGTGAATGGGGCCTGTGAAGTGGATCAGGCATTAGCCGGCAATGTGACAGCGGCAGGAAGCCAATACATTGCGGACAACTGGCAGAAAAACAGCACCGGCGCGGTTGGCCTGCTGGCAAGCCCGAGCAGTGTTTCGCCCGCGCCACCCGCCGGATTTCAAAAGTTCGTCCGGCTCTTTACGACAGCCAACGTCATTGGGTCACTTGCAGCTGGCGACAGCGGATATCTGCTGACCTCGATCGAGGGTTACAGGGTTGCCCGCTTGGGATGGGGGACGGCAAACGCGCAGCCGATCAGCATCGGCTTCTGGGTTCACTCCAACATTGTCGGGACAATGACAGTGGCAGTGTTGAACGCAGGCACGACCCGAAGTTATCGGACCGATGTTGTCATCAACACTGCGCTGACCTGGGAATACAAAACCGTTTCGGTTCCTGGCGATCTTGCTGGCACTTGGCAGGCAACCAATGCCGTCGGGCTGCACATCATATTTTGCTTCGGCGGCGGCTCGTCGTTCCAGGGTGCAGCAGGCACTTGGACCGCAAGCGGCGCCTTTGCCACCGCCGCCACCACAAACTTTTATTCCATCGGCAGCAATCAGCAATGCGTCACAGGAGTGGTCGTCGTTCCCGGCTTGCAACTGCCATCGGCGTCGATGTCGCCGCTGATCATGCGACCGCTCGATCAGGAGTTGGTCCTCTGCCAACGCTATTATGAAAAAAGCTATGACTATGCCGTTGCCCCGGGCACTGTCAGCGCTAATGGACAGTGGGAAATGTATACCCTGGCCGGTATCGGGAATTTCCAGGCGCCGGGGGCGCATTTTTCCGTGCAGAAGCGGGCGGTGCCAACGGTGGTGTCGTTCTCAGTGGCCAACGGGCAAGCGGGGACAGCCTTTGCCGTCACCGCCGCCGGCAACGTGACGGCGAATATTAGCAGCATTGGGGAAACCGGCTTTCTTATCTATTTCGGCGCAGTCGCCGCTGATTTGATCCGGTTTCAATGGATCGCGGATGCGAGGATATGATGGCTGATTATCAACTTACAGCTACCGACATTGTCGTCCGCACCGGCGACCAGGCCAACATCCCGAACGATCCGGTCAACCGTGATCGGCAGCAATATGACAAGTGGCTTGCGGCAGGCAATGTGCCCGATCCGTTTGTGCCACCGCCGCCGTTGCCACCGCAGCCATCGACGCAGGTGCTGTTCGATCACGAAAACCGCTTGCGCTCGATCGAGGGCGTGCCGCCGCTGTCGCTCGGCGATTTTCGCCAGCAGCGCGGGCTGTAGTTGCGCCTGATCCCGGTCCCAATCACCGACGAGGCGCTAAAGAATTTGGCGCCGTTGTGGTTGCCGTTCCTGCCACGTATTGCACAACGATCGCATGAAAGCGTCCCTGATTTGTTCGGCCAGATCGTGCGGCACGAAGTTCGCCTTGTACTGGTGATGGATGGCGACAAGGCGCGGGCGCTGGTCGGCGTTCGCGTCCATCAGATGAACGGCAAGAGTTGCGGTGACATCATCTGGACCGCCGGCTTTGGCCGCGAGCAATGGCAGATCCTATTGCCTGAATTCGAGCAGATGCTGCGCGATGCCGGTTGCGTCATGTGCCGGCCGATCTGTCGGCCCGGCTGGTCACGGCATCTCAAGCAGCATGGCTATCGACTGAAGCACATCATCATGGAGAAACCGCTATGAGCAGCGGCGGCCAGCAACCTGTCACACAGCAGACCAATCAGACCAGAGATCCATGGGGGCCGGCACAGCCGGCGCTACAGGAAGCGATTACTGGCGCCGAAAGCATGTATCGGAACAACGCCGGCTATGCGCCGTGGACCGGCGCGACGGTGTCGGGCCTTGATCCAACGCTGCAGGGCGGCCTTAGCCAGATGGCCAACCTATACAATCAGAATTTGGGCGGCTCGGCCGGCGTCAATGCGGCGCGCTCTCTCGGCACCCAGACGATCCAAGATCAAGGCTTCAGCCCGGAATTGCGCTCGCTCTACGAGCAGGCGCAGGGCGACCAGAACCCGTATTTGCAGAACATGATCAACACCAGCAACCGGCAGATCAGTGACAAGATCGGCTCAAGCATGAGCGGTGCTGGCCGCTACGGATCGGGCCAGCATACTGACGTGGCCGCGCGGGCAATGGCAGAGGCGGCTGATCCGATCTTGGGTCAAGACTACGCCCGTCGGCAGCAGCAGATGCAGCAGATCGCCAGCGGGGCGCAGCAAGCCGCAGGGCAGTGGGCGCAAATGATGCCGACGCTCGATCAGGCGCAGCTTGCACCGGCGCAGGGGCTGGCAAGTCTTGGCCAATTCAATCAGGAGCGGATGCAGAAACAACTCGACGATCAGATCAAACTCTACAATCAGGGGCAGGCGCGGGATTGGGAAAACCTGGCGCGCTACAATGCCATCGTCGGCGGCGTGGGCGGGTTGGGCGGAACTCAGTTCGGCTCGCAAACCACGCCGATTAATCAGCCGTCCACCCTGCAAAAACTGTTCGGCGGCGCCGCGGCCGGCGCCGGCATTGGCGGCTCGTTCGGCGGGCCGGCCGGGGCCGGCGTTGGTGCCGGCATTGGCGGCCTGCTCGGGATGCTCTAAATGCCGCGCGGTTCTTGGTACTCGCAGCTACCGCCGTTCGGGTGGTTTGACCCCGAGGACCGGCCCGGCTCGGCGGCCTATCAGGTCGGCGGCCGGTCCATCCCCGACAGCCAGCAGGGCATTGCGCTGCCGACGCGGCGCGGACTGGGCAAGTGGTTTCTGGTCACGCCGCCGGGACAAAATCAGCCGTTTCCGCTGCAGCAGACCGACACCGGCCCGGCGCCGTGGACCGGCCGCGGCGTGGATATCTCGGCCGCCGGCGCCCACCAGATGGGCTACAGCCCGAAGAATTTTCCCACCGATGCGAATTTCAAGGTCGAGCCGATCGACACGACCGGTCTGGGCCTAGCCGCCGGCTACATGGGCGGCGTTCCCGGCCAGAACGATACAGCGGTTGCCGAAGGGCCACCACAGCAGGGGCGAAAAATGCCGACGAGCCTCATGGATATGTTCCAGCCGCAGGACGCTGCGGGCCAGCCAACGGACTTGGGCGGTGCGCTGACCGGCCGGTCCAATTCGCTGATCGGGCTTGGGCTGGGGCTGCTGTCGCCATCCAATCCGCTGCGCGGCGAGAGCACTTGGGGCAATGCCCTGCAGGGCTACATGGGCGGCGCCGGGCTTGACGCCAAGCAGGCAACATCAAAGGCGGCGTTGGCACACCAGAGCAGGCAGGAGGCGTTCCAGCGTTCCCAGGCAGCGCAGGCGCAATCCAACTTTGAGCGAGAGTTTGCCCTGAAGGGTGCCGGTACTTACACCAAAATTGGAGAAGACCCCGTAACAGGTCAGCCACAGTACGGATTTGTAAACCCTAGAACAGAGCAAGTAACACCTTATAAACCGCCAACTGAGCAAAGCCCTGATGCGGCAATTTCGGGACGGGAGGCAACGGTCGATGCAATCCTGCAAGGCCGCATGGCGCCGCCGACGAGTTTCGCGGCCTCCAAGCCGTACTGGCAGGGAATTTTAGCCCAGGCGGCTACGAAGGAACCCGGATTTGATCTGACACAATGGGGAGCGCGGTACGGGACTGCAAAGGATTTTGCATCCGGTCAAGCGCGCAAGAACGTCACTTCGCTTGACACCGTGACGGGCCATCTTGAAACTTTGATGGATAAAGCGAAGGCGCTCGACAATTACAGCTTCCCATCCGTCAATGAAGCAAAAAATTATATAGGAGTTCAAACCGGCAAGCCGCAGGTAACAGAATTCAATCTGGCACGAAATGCGGTTGCGGACGAACTTGCTAAGGTGTTTCGCTCATCGGGTATGTCTGAGAGTGAAATCAGACGATGGCAGGTTGAACTTAGTGCCTCTGCCTCCCCACAGCAGATGCAGGGCTCTATTAGAACCGCCATTGATTTGCTGGACAGCCGACGCGATGCGTTGAAACAGCAATATCGAAGCACCATGGGGCGGGACCCCCCGGAATTCCTATCCGAGAAGGGTCAAAAGGCTCTCGATCGGGTTCGCAACTGGTCGGATACCGGCAAGGATCAACCGAAGGCCGCCGCCCAAGGTGACGGGCTCGATGAGGCACGGCAGGCCATCAAAAATGGCGCTCCCCGCGATGCCGTGATCAAGCGATTGCGCGAAAACAAAATCGATCCATCTGGATTGTAAACTCATGCCCGGCATGTTCGACGACCTGATCCCCGCCGCCCCCAAGGCCGGGGGTGGGGAAGGCATGTTCGACGACCTGATCCCCAAGGCTACAAAACCCTCCGACGACGACGTGTCCGCCGGTATGGTTTTGCGCGGCATCCCGGTGCTCGGGGCCTACATCCCGCAGGCCGAAGCGGCCCTCAAAGCCGCTGCGCAACCACTTAGCGGTGCTGGCGAGCCGGGGGCGTCATGGTCAGAACGCTATGCCGCCAATCTCCCGAAACGGGAGGCCCGTTATGCCGAGGTTGAAAAGGACCAGCCGATTGCTTCGGCTGCGGCGCAGATGCTTGGCGGTACGCTGGCCACGGCCCCGCTAGGGGCGACGGCGTTGGGTGCCAAGCTATTAGGGGCGGCTCCCATAACGGCTACCACGCTGGGCGGCAAGGCGCTGCAGCTTGGCGGTAACGTAGCTCGCGGGGCGGCCTCCGGGGCCGGTATTAGCGCCGCTGATGCGGCGGCTAGGGGGGAGGACGTAGGCACTTCCGCAGGCATTGGCGGGGCCGTGGGTGGGGCTCTCCCGGTGATCGGATCGGCGGTCGGCCGTATTGGGAAGACTGCGCGGTCTTATCTTGGTTCGCCCAATGCCGAGGAATTGGGAACGGCGGTTGATGCCGGGTACACCGCATTGCGCGGGTCGGGCCTCGAAATAAAGCCGCAGGCCATGCAAAGCGCCATCAACCAGATCCGGGTGGATCAGCAAATTCACCCCACATCGGCACCAATCACGACAAAATTGCTAGAGGACGCGGCCACCAAGGGCATCATGTCGCCGATGACCGGGGCAAAGGCCGGCGTAAAGTTTGATGACATCGACGCTTTACGCAAGCAACTCGGGGGGGTTGCGCGCAACTATACCAACCCTACGGAGCAGTTGGCGGCGCGCGATGCCATGCGCGGCCTTGATGATTATCTGGCCAAGATATCGCCCGCGGATGTTTTGAGCGGCGATGCCCAGCAGGTTGCCAAATTGGCGGCCGAGACACGCGGCAATGCGGCGACGGAATTCCGCTTGCGGGCGATCGATGCGATACGCGAGCGCGCCGAGAACGCGGCCAGCGCGGCCAACTCCGGTATGAATGTTGAAAACGCCTATCGGCGAGAACTGAAAAACTTCATCCGCCCCAACAACAAGGGCATTTCTCCGGCGAAGAAAGAAGGCTTCACCCCGGAGGAAATCAACCGCATGCGGGTTGCCACCCGCAGCACGTCATTTCCCAACATGCTGCGTTTGGTTGGCAATGCGCTCGGCGGCGGTCATGGATTGATGGCCGGGGCCGGCCTTATGGCGGCCTTTCAGACCGGGGATCCGCGCTATGCGGCGGCTGTTGGCGCCGGCTACGGGGCGCGGCGCATGTCCAATGCCATGATGCGCAACCGCGCCGAAATGCTCTCGCGCATGACTGCGGCTCGCTCGCCGCTGGCAACCCAGATGGGCGTTGGCGGCCCTGGCGGCCCCTTGCTGGATCTAGCACCGACGCAAGCCGGATTGCTGAGTTTGGCGGCCCAGCAGGGAACGCCAACACCGACCGCGGTTCCGCAATTCGCCGGCCCGCAACTGCCGTTCCGCCAAGGCGAGCAGATGGACAATCTGATGGCCAGCATCAACGGGCCGCAGGGCTACCCGAATTTCAACTGGGTCAATCCGGCCGGGGTGGATGCGTTTCTGGCGTCCGGCCCCATGAGCACGAACATCGAGGACCGCCGGGATGAGCTCGGCGGCTTCGACGCCGCTGCCGCGCGAATGCGACGGCAAGGGAGGCGACCATGATCGGCACCATTATCTCAATTATCATCACGTTGATTGTCGTCGGTGTCATCTACTGGGCCATCACCCAGCTCCTGCCGTTGATCCCGTTGCCGGAACCGTTCGCCAGGATCGTCCACGTCTTATTGGTGGTGTTGCTGGTCATCGTCGTGCTGTGGGTTATTCTGACACTGCTCGGTGCCGTCGGCGGCGTTCATGTGCCGATCTGGCGATGAACCAAGAGCGGTTTGTCGGCATCGTCGTCGGCTTCACCACCGTCGCCATAACCTTGCTTGTGCTCGGGCAGTTCGAGCGCGAGGCCGAGGGCAAGGTGACCTACGACTGCACTGACCCCACCGAGCGCGAGCGCGTGCGCGAGATCGCGCTCAAGGGCATCGATGACGGTCTGCAAAGCGCGTTGTCCCACCTGTTCGACATCTGGCAGAAAGACCCCAACACGCAGCAGCCACAGCGGGCGCAAGTGGGGACGACCAACGCCATCAACGCCCACAACCGCGCGCGCAAGTTCGCGCTCGCATGGTCCCCTCCCACCTGTCCACCGGAGCAATGACATGCCGCTGACCATTCTGCCGTTATTCATTCAGGCCGGCCAATCGCTCGGTGATCCGGTCGATTGCAGTGCTGGGCCAATCGTGAAACTCACCATGCCAGGTAACTTCGTCGGCGATACCATCAGTTTCGCCACGTCGTCAGACGGAATTATGTTTAATGACGCATTCGACGAACACGGACATGAGATCGTTTATACCGTGATCGCCGGAACCGGCATCCTTGGTATGAGATTGACCACCGGCTTTGTCAAAATTCGGAGCGGCACGCGCGAGCGGCCGGTAGTACAGCCCGAGCTTCGGGAGTTTGCGGTGGCGCTGGACGTGCTCACGACCACGCCGCCGGCCAGCAATGAATTGCGGATCAGGCTGGGGACGTTGGCTACTTGACGAATTTGCCGTTGGCATTTCGCTTTAGCGGGCGTCTGTTTTTATTTTGCTCGCTTGGTGTAGCCCAGCGACAATTCTCGGGATCATAGGGCCCGTCATTATTAATTCGGTCAATCGAATGACCGGGAGGACAGCGGCCCATGTCAGCAAGGAAATGCTCGTAGCTGTTCCATCGTTCGCAGACCGTGATGCCTCGACCGCCGTATTTGACAAAGTCTTTGTTTGTGGGATTGCGACAGCGTTCCTTAAGCCCGTTCCACGCTCGATATTCACGCGATGGTTGATTGTTGACAGATCCGCATAGGCTTTCACCGTGCGTTCGATTTGCTTTCCCCCATTGTCTAACGCGTTCAAGTTTAAGACAGCCACACGATTTTGTATTGCCTCGACGTAGATCATTGGCTCCAATCGTAATCTCATTTCCACAATCGCAACGGCAACGCCACAGCGGCCGCCCGTTCTTGCGTCCAGTCATTCGCAAGACGGTAAGTCGTTCGTAACGATGTCCTGTGATATCAATGAACGCGGGCATAGCGACCTCCTTACAGGTTGCCTGTCAAGTGGCGGCCGGACGTTCCTGCGTCTGGCCGCTGCGCATTCTAGCCGAGAGGATGTCATGCTCAAAGTTGTGATCTCGTCCGGGCACGGAAAATATATCCGCGGAGCTTCCGGCTATATCGATGAGGTGGACGAGGCCCGCAAGGTGGTGGAAACCGTGGCGGATGAGCTACGCGAGGTGGGCGTCGAGGTGACGACCTACCATGACGACGTGAGCGACAGCCAATCGGAAAATCTTGACCGGATTGTTGATTTCCATAATTCTAAGACCCGGGATTTAGATATTTCCGTCCACTTCAATGCCTACCAGACCACCCAGAAACCGATGGGCTGTGAAGTGCTTTACGTCTCGTCAACCGGCATGGAAATCGCCGACGAGGTGGTCGATCGGATTTGCGATGCCTCTGGGCTTATCAATCGAGGCCCGAAAAAAAGGACGGATTTGGCGTTTCTCAATGGCACCGAAGAACCGGCGATCCTGATCGAGACGTGCTTCGTGGACAGTAAGGCCGACGTGGAAATCTACGAACAGAATTACGACCTGATCTGTGGCGCGATTGCCGACGCGATTTCTGGGGAAGATCACGGCGAGCCAATCCCACCGGAGCCGCCCGAGCCGCCGAGCTCGGTGCTGTTCGCCGCTGCGGGTACGTGCTCGACCTTTGGGGGGCCCCAGGACCAGGGTGTGTCGGCGTCAGAGGGCTTGGCCTTCATCTACGATTACGACGAGGCGCCCTATCTGTTCCTGCCGTATCAGCCATCGGGCACCACGGGGCTCGCCCGGAGATTAGACCCGAGCACATTTTATATCGCGTGCCGTTGGTCGTATGACACGACAAGCAAGCTGATGTTACGCGACAGCATGCAGATGGCGCTGGTCACCAACCCGGACACCGGCGCGCAACGATTGGCTCACCCCGCCGATTGGGGGCCCCATGGTGATACAAATCGCATCTGTGACCTCTCCCCGGCCCTTGCTGAAAGCCTTGGCGTAATCACTGACGACGAAGTGGAGGTCATGTATCCCTACCTCCCTGCCACACCCACCAGCTAACCAGCGCCGCTCCCAGCAGAGCCAGCACCAGCACGGCGACCGCAGTCACCAGCACGACCACGTCGCCGTTCATCGCAGCGGCGCCTGGCAGCCGGCGAGGACGATCGCCAGCACTGTCCCGCAGGCGATGCAGAACAGTATCCAGCCGAAGGGCGCGACCCAGTTCGGGATCATTTCCGTTCCCAAAAGCCGCGGCCCGGCGCCGAGTTGCGGCAAGACGCCGAGCCGCTGACAGCCGCCTGGAAGGTGAACCCGGCGACTGTGTTCGTTGTCAGGCTGCCGCTACGTCGGCCATCTTGTTTTTGCGCCTGCGGGTCAGCAGACCAATTCCTGCAAGACCAGCACCAAACAATGCGATGGCTGGCGGGATTGGCACTGCTGCCAGTGGTACGAGGTAGAAACTTTCCGCGCCATCGCTGGCGTTGTTCCAGGCGGCCCGGAAGATCAGCCGATCGCCCAGATAGGGCGCGAGGTTGAAGCCGGTGATCAGGTAGTCGCCCTTGCCATTGCCGTTGTTGATATCCGGGAGGTTAAGCGAGCCGGTGAAGTCGAAGATCACCCTGTCGCCCACTGGCAAGTCCAGATCGATAAGCTGAAACGCAGTCAGCGTTTCACCGCCATTGGCAGTGTTCACGTCGATCACTACACCGAATGAAAGGCCGATATTGGTCAGGCCCGCTATGAGTGCTCCGGTGTAGGGGATCGCATCGACCTCATCGTTGTTGGCGAGAGCGCCACCGCCGATGATGTTGGTGCTGAACATATTGAAGCTCGTCAGGTTGCCCTGCGAGACGAAGTTGTTGTAGCCGAAGTTATTTGGCTGTGCCGATGCGTTGGTGCCGCAGATGATGCAGGGATTGCTCAACGACTGTGGCACTGTCAGACCGGCAGGAAGTGCCGTGATGGTTAGATTGTTGAGTACTGCTGCGCTGGCTGGTGCAACAAGAGCCGTTCCCGCCAGCAGGACGGCAGCTAGTAGTAGTTTCTTCATCGTGATATCTCCGGGAGGTGCTGCGGAAGTGCAGCGCACCAAGCCGCCCATCCCTAGGCGCGCTGCGCTGAACTACTTGGGCCAGTGGAAGCATGGGCTGGGACATGGGCTGGTTTCAAAAACGGCCATTTTTTCAATGTTTTCTAAGCATGAGGGCGGAACACGGTTCCGCCGGAGTGGTGCCGCTGCTTGCCGCTGTCTGCCGCTGGTTATGCATTATTTCTAGCTCCATCAACGGGTTGCCTTTTCCGCTTGCCGCCCTCTGCCGCTGGCTTCCGCCCAGGACGGCGACTTGAAGTATGGGCTGGAGTATGGGCTGGGGTGTAAGCATTGCTTACTCTTACATCTCTGTGGCTTCGTGTTTCGCGAAGCCACCTCTCGGCCTCTTCTTTCGCTACATATGTGCGCCGGCCTACCTTGAATGCCGCCAGCTCGCCGCGCCTGACCAGGTCTTCAAACTTGTCGCGGGAGTGCTGCATCATCGCGCAGAACTGATCTACGGTATAGACGACGGCCAGGGGATTGGGTGGGGCGATCATCGGGACAATCCGGCTATATAGGCGCGCAGTTCACTCTCTCCCCTGAACCATTCCCCGTGAGATTTTAGGTGTCTGAATTTCTGATGAAACTCCCTCTCTAGTCGCCTGTTAGCGACGATGCTGTGTAAGAGACGGAGTTTAAACGGGGATGCGGTTTGCAACTTAATCATCCGATCTTCCGGGTCTTTCGAAAACCCGATCTTGATGAAGAACCCGTCATCAATGAAATAGACTAGCCCGTCCATAACCTCCGCCGGTTTTGGCGCTGGTGCTGGCTTTGGCAGAGCCAACAGTGCTTCCACATCCTCTCGTTTAATCAACGAGCATGATCTGATTTTGTAAATTGCGATTTCTCCCCGCTGTGCACGCCGATATAGCGTCGCGGGGGAGATGCCCAGCATAGCGCAGACCTCGGGGACGCGGTAGGCGAGACGGTCGGTCATGTAGGCCTCATATTACGACGCCGCCCCATTCAAAGTGGAGCAATGGACGGGGCGGCGCCTTCCGCCGGTCAGTTGAGGTGTGACCGCCGGCGAAACTCATGGCTTTGGCTCCAGGGCGCGGCGGGTCATGGCGCGGTAGCAGTCCGCAAAGGACCACTCGCCCGTGATGTGTTCGCGATTGTATTGCTCGGCCGCGTCCAGCATTTCCGGCGTGGGCTCGCGCAAGAGCGCCCGCAGCCGCTCGAACTCCTCGACACGCTCAGTTCTGGCCGCGTTCCACTGTATTGTCAGACGGTCAAGCTCTGCGCTGTCTTTGCGCAGCCGCTCGATCTCGTCGGCGGCCTGTGCAATCAATTCCTTGTCGCGGTCAAGGTTGCTCTTGATTTTCGCCACGTAGCGCAGCCGCTCGACGATGTCGTCGGTCATGGCTTTGGCTCCAGGGCGCGGTCTAACACGCTCCATAGTTGGGCAAGTACAGCGCCTCCGGTAAGCCCTTTACTAAGTGTTTGGGCCTCTTGCAGCGCAGCTCGCAGTCGCTCGTTGTCGGCGTCGCGTTCCCGCAATCTGCGTGCAAACCGCTGTCGCTCCTCGTCGATCAACGTGACCTCCATGTGCGGATGCTGCCGCTCTTGGATAGGCCGAATTCCTTCTTGGTGATGCGGTTGCTTTTCGCGATCAGTTTTATGTCCTGCTTGGTTTTAAGGGCATGATGTGGTGCACACAAAACCGCGATGTTGCTTAACCCTACGTCACCGTCACAGAACGCGGCCGGGTTGACGTGATCGAACTCATATTCCCCCGCGACTTTCTTGAACATATAGCCGCAGCCGGGATACTCGCAGCGCCCACCGCAGCGGCGAAGCGCAGCTAGTTTGGTGGCGAGGGTGAATTCAACTCGCGGCATCTTCGGTCACCGGATCGTCTTGGAATACGACACCGTTCTCGGTGCCCCACGCAAGCATGCATTCGATCAGTTCAGCCATCTGTCCTTTCGATAGTCGCGAGGACGCCAAGCTTGCCGGAAACCACGATGTGCCATCGAGCGACGGCAGCACCTCGACCGGGTGGCCAAGCGACTGCATGAAGATCGATTTCCACTGATCCGCGTTCCAGCGTTGTCCGCGCAGTTCACCGCTGGCTGCGATCTCGGTGAGCATCGCCCACATTTTGGCGTTCTGCTCAAGTGTGCGCCGGGGTTTGTGAAATTCAACGATGGTGCCATCCGGCGCCTTTCTAACCGTATTTATTACCCGGTTACGGATGTTGTAATTGCACAGAATGGCGACTGCGCGGCTCATGCTGCCTCCTGCATGTATCGCTTGCGCAGCAGATCAACGGTGGCGTCGAGATCGATGAGGAATTGCACGACCTCCTGCTCGAGCTCGGCGATGCGCTTGTCATCGCGCGGCACGCGGGCGATGTGAAGTTGCATTTCTTCCGGCGCGTCGCGGTGATAGCTGACGAAGTCACACCACTGCCGGCCGGTGCAGGCCATCTGGAACATCATTTGATCCATGTAACCGGGATCGATCTTGGCGCCGAGCCACCTGTCGAGGTGGGCGCTGTCTTGGGGGCACTTGATCTCGCAGAGGCCCTCCACACCGACTAACCCATCAGGCGAGGCGCCGGCCATGTCGATCGTGGGGTGAGTAATGAAGCCCACTTCCTCGATCTCTACACCCTGCTTGAGCGCATAGGTGAAGCGGGCCTCGGGTTCGCATTCGGTGCCATAAGCCATGGCAGCGGATTGATAGGTTGCCTTGGGCTTGCCGGTAAGGCGTTCCCAGACCAGCGCACTGAGATAATTTTTCCGGCCTGACGTGTAGCCTCCAGAGCGGGTGACAGCGACGATGTCGTGGACGCGGCTGGCTGTGACCTTGCCACAACGGGCCTGCAGCCATTCGGGGCTACCCTGCTGCATTGTCCACCTTCGGCAGTTTCTTGACGTGGGCCAACGCGACCGCATAACGCTCCGGGGCAAGCTCGGCGATAGCCGGTATCTTGGCGGCGAAGTTGCAGAACCACTCGACGGTGCGACCGCTTTCCGTGATGGCCCTGGTCAGCTCGGCCACTTGATCGTCGGTGAGTTTGTCCGCGGTGGCGCCGATGCCGTCGTCATCATCGTCGGTGGCCGACAGGCCGAGTGCCGCTTTCAATGCGTAGCGTTCCAGATAGGTGACCGTGGAGCCGATCTGCTGGATCGGGTTCTTGCTGCCCGATGTGTCGGCTGGACCCGGCAAGCTGTTCTCCTCGCGGTAGCCGCCCTTCGACAGAATGCAGGTCACGATGATCTGCTTGTCAGCGACAGTCGTTCGGAACCGATAGCTGATGCCGTACTTGCTCAGGATCGGGAGAATGGTGCGCTCGATCTCGGCAAGGTCTTCGTGGTTGTAGGCGGCCTTGCCGGCGCCGTAGCTGACGGTCTTGTTGCGCTTGATCGGTGGTATCTCCGCGCGTGCCGCGGCGATGGCTTCATCGAATGCCTTGCTGGCTTGGTTGTGCTCCCAGCGTTCTTGCAGAGCAAGCAAGCGTTCGAGGATTTCCGGCGCGGCGCCGCTCATCATGGCGCGGTTGAGCATTTCCATCGGCGTTGCCGCATTGACCGGCATGGAGATTTTCTGCACTTCGAAGGTCATGTAAGCACCGCGCACAGCATGAAGACGGAGGCCATGAACAAGGCCAAGGCGACGATGGCGAGGGCGTCGGATGCGTAGGCGGTCATCAGTACCCCCCCATCTGTTCGTTGAAGCCGTCGCTGTCCCCATCCCATTCCACCGTGCATTCCTTGCATTCCCAGGTTTCGTGTCCGAGGGGAGTGCTGATCAGGTTGAGCGGCTTTTGCTTACCGCAGCAGTCGCACTCGCCAATGCGCTCGCGGTCCAACGGCATCGCCATTCCGAATTCGGCGATCTCCAACCGGAGTTGCAGGCGGCGGAAGTGTTGTTTGGGGGTCACGACTTCACCTCGTTGTGCGGGTGGAATTCGTGAGCGACGACGCCATCGCGGATGTTGGTCGAGAGCACGCCGCCGTCGATCTTGCTGGCCACGCCGTTCTCGTCCGCAACCCAACACCAATTCCAAGCGCGGGCCTGACGGCGGTGAATTTCCTTGTTGTGGGCCTTCACCATGGTGAGGTAGTGCGCGGGCATCAGCGGCTGGCGAATTTCGCGGGCGTAGGGGATGAAAAGTTCTGCGTAGGTCACTGTCGTTCTCCATTGCTCCAATGCAACGGAGACTACTCCACACCGTGTGGGGTTGTCAAGCCATACATCAGCCGGGCGAAGAGAATAATTGCAACCGGTCGTCCCCAACGTCCCGTAACATTTTGTGACAGCGACGCGGCAGCGCGCCGCCTTACACAAAAATGACATGTGGGTTAGCGTTGGGCCGCCGGCCCACGTTCAACCACGGCACTGAAAGGGGATCGCTCGATGGGACAGGCAATGCCAGAAGACTATGACGCGCCGACGGCCGCAGATGACGCCAACCTGGCCATGCAACTGGTGCTCCAGTTGCCCCACGACGCGCGCAGATCACATGCCGTGATCTCGAACATGCGCCGATTGATCGAATGGAAATACGACGAGGAAGCGCCTCCGCCCGGGGTTCATTTCCTGCGGGATTTCAGGCGCCTGGTCAGCGATTGAGGCTCATTGGCGCTTTCCAGGATGATCCGCTGGATTTTCTCGCGCAATTCCGGGGGCAGGTTGACCATCTGCCCCTGGTAGACCCAGTCGAGTGATACGCCCAGGGTGCGGGACAGCGCGAGCGCGTGATCGATCGAGATCCGCCGGTTGCCGGCCTCATAGTTCCCCCACGCCTGCCCGCTGCTGATTGCTCCCACCAGCCGCCCCATCATGACCTGGGTCAGCCCCAGCGCCCGGCGCGTGAGCTCGAGCCGGCGGCCAATCTCGGCAATAGATGTAGGGTCTGACGGCATGCGGACCATGACCCCTTGTGTCTCCCAACACAGAGACGGGTGTCAACTACCTCCTGATTGGCATCGGCCCCCGCCCGGTTGAGTGTTGACAACTCTTCGAATTGTGGGGTATGCCATAGCATGCCCGACGAAATTCGCAAACGATTTGCCGCGATGGCCATCGACAAGCTCGGGGGGTCCACCGAGGTTGCGCACCTGCTCGGCCTTGACGAGCGGGTGGTCAGCAACTGGAAACGCCGCGGCCTCCCCCCTCATACCCATCATGCGTTGCCGCCACTGCTGCGCGAACTCAGGATCGATGCGCCCCCGGACATGTTCGGCCAGCTCATGATCCTGCGCACGCGCGTGGCGCGCCCGCCGCGCCCCAAGCCAACCAACGGCAATGTTCCGGCGCGCAGGCGCCGGTCATGAGGACTAAATCCGGGCTGCACCCCTACGAGGTCGGCAAATTCTTCGTTTTGAGGGGATGCGGCAAGCAGTGGCCGCTGAAAAACGTCGCCCAGGTCAGCGGTTGGACCGTGACCCGCATGCTCGCGCACATGTTCGACAAGCGGGTGACCGACGTCGCCAAGGAAATCATCGACTTGCAGAAAACATTGGAGGACGGGGATGAACACCAACGGCAACGGCACCAACCCGACGACGAAGGACAGCCAGGCGATCGAGCGGCTACAGGCGGTCGCTGAAGCGGCCACGGCCGCAAGCTCGGTCGAGGATTTTCTGAGCCGAGCGGAGGCCGCTTTGCAATTGCTGGAAGTCATCGGCCGCGAGCTCGGCAGTGCCGGCGGCGCGGATGAGCGCGAGATCCTCGCCTTTGCCGAGGGTCAGCGCAGCGACCTGCATGCGTTCGTGCGCAAGCTGCTGGGTCGCCACCGCCGCCGGGTCGGCGACCTCGAGCGGATACTCGGCAAGATCGACGGATGAGGGAGGGGCGTCATGGCACAGCTTCAGATTGTTCAGAACGTCAACCGCTCGATGGAGTGCTCGTCCTGCGGTGCCGCTGGTATCGCGGCCTGCGACTGCGGTGCGCCTTACATGCCGGCGGCTGAACGGGCGGCTAAGGCCATTGCCGACAGCCCAAGGAAATCAGATCGCGCGATTGCAGCCGAAATCGGCGTATCGCACCCGACCGTTGCAAGAGCACGGAGGGAAACAACTGGAAACAACTTTCCAGTTGATACCCGCGTCGGTCTCGACGGCAAGGTCCGCCAGATGCCCAAGCGTAAACCCAAACTCGACGAAGTCATGCCAACCGACGAGGAAGCCGAAGAAAGCTTCCAGGCCGATCTCTACGACCAGGCGTGCTGGCTCCTGGAACAAATGGCCAGTTCAACACGGCGAAAGTTCTTCGCCCATCTCAGGAGAAAGCATCATGACGACTACGTCCAAAAATAAAGCGCCAAAGCCAGGCGCGGCCGGCTTCGCGTTACGTATCTCTCCAACGCGAAAGCACCTCGACAAGGCCATCGAGGCGGACGGCTTCTGCGATCCGAGGAACTGCTGGCATCGGATGGCCATCTTCCACGTCATGAGCGAAATCGATCCGGGCGAAAATCACCACATCGGGGTGGATGCCGGCCACGTCAGAGTGAATTACCAAGGCTGGCGATACATCGCCGACAGTCCGCGTCACGTGAAACATTCCCTGATGCTGTTCGACAGGAAGCGGTACGACGACGTTCGCATCCGCGCCTACACCCTGCGGTTCCGCCGCACCACTAGGATCGTCGCTATCCCGCGCGAGCGCCAGGATCAGATCAACGAGGCCCGCAAGGAGCGCGTCGCAGCGGGTATTCCCGACCGCCGCAATTATCCCAACCTGCGCAAGCGCGTCGAAGGCTTCTCCGGGATCGTGTGATCCGATGACCTCCAGCGTCCGCCCCGTCTTCAAGCTGACGCTGGAGGCCCGGCCCGGCACCGACCCCATCCGGGCGCTGCGCTCGCTGCTCAAGATCGCCGGCCGGCAGTTCCACCTGCGTTGCGTCGATGCGCACGAAATCCAACCTCAACCCGAGCGGACACGGGAACATGAACATCTTGGACGAACTCGTAGCGAAGGGCGTTTCCGGCGAGGTGATCGTGAGGGTCGCAAAGCTCATTGCTGACGCCGAGCAAACAGAGCGTATTCGATCCGCTGCCCGTGAGCGCATGAGGGCTGTTCGCGAACGTTCGCGAACGTTACCGAATGTTCAGAACAGTTCAGAACACGATGCGGCTTTCTTAAGTAAGGAAGGTAAGAACTCTACCAAGGAAGAAATTAAGAAAGAAACTAAGAAAGAAAGCCGCCAAAAAGCAAAAACAGCACTCGCGCCCGATTGGCAACCTGTCGGACCCCAACGTGATCCGATCGAAGCGGAGGAATTCCGCGATCACGCCCGGGCTAAAGGCTACCGTTATTCCGATTGGAATGCGGCCTACCGCAATTATCAGCGGTCACCCTACAACCCACGCAACAAAAACGGCGCCCCGCAACCCGCTGCGGATTTGGCGGCAGGACAAGCTGAATGGGAACGCTATCGCCAAGAGCAGATCAGGGAACAACTCAATGGCAAAAAACACGAGGCGGGAATTCGGCAAAATACCGGAGTGGGCCAAGCACGGGCCTCCGACCAAAGCGAATTACGACCTGAGGGCGGAAGAACACATGGCAAAGCGGTCGAGTGCCGGCAGGTCGTTGACGCCATTTCTTCGGTTGCCCGGCACCTACGGAACTGACGACGAAGATATTCCAACCGCCGATCACGACGGCTGGGTTGAATATTGGATTTGGCTGAGCGGCGGCTATGGCTTCCCGCGTCAGGTCGCAATGTTCTTCGAAGGCCGAATGAAGGCGTTGAATGTCCCTGAAATCACGCCGGAAGAATTCGATTTTAATTTCCAGCGTGATCCTAATTTCCAGGCACGCATCGCCAACATCGGAGAGCGAATTACCCGTGAGCGGTTGGCCAGCTATCCGAAGCAACCCGTTGAAATTTGCAACCTGTTCGTACCGCGCGGCACTCCTGGCTTCGATAAAATGTGCGAACTGGCGAATGCTGGCACGCTCGGAGCCTGGGCCGCGCCGCTGTATGCGAAATTCGGCCGGCAATTAAATCCCGACGATTATTACCGCTGGGACGAAGTCCGCAACGGCATTCACGTCAACCTGAAGGATTATCTCGCCCACATCAGGCCAACCCCATGAGCAATATCCCCCGCGCCCGCGCTCAACACGGTTGTCCCACACATGGTTGAGAACCGAAGCAATATCGCATGGTATTTGCCGCGGGCTTACGCAGCTAAGTTGTTGCCAATATTCGCAGATATCGACGAATGGTACTATAAACAAGCACAATCCGAGGCGAACGCCGATGCAGCCGACAGTCACGATCCCACGCGCCCAGCTCGAACAGATGATCGTGCGGCTGGAGCGGATCGAGTGGGCGCTGCTGCAGTACCAGCGGGCATTCACGGCAATGATGGGTAACAGCGATGGCATCGAAGCGGCGCAAGGGCAGGCCACGCAAGACCGGCCCGCGGCACAAAAACGGCCACCTTCGCAGGAGCGCAGCTGATCCATTGGACAGCCCGCGCTCGATCGCGGCGCGCATGCCGCATCGCCGCGGCTTGGGCGAGCAGGCACTCGCCCCTGCGGCCGAGAACGAGCTTGGCCGGATGGGGCTGCGTGGCGAGCTCAGCGAGCCCGAGGTGACGGCCGGCGAGATCTATGCCCGCATGTGGCGGGGGTATGTGTCCACGCTATCGGCCCCCAGAGCCCCTGGCGTGGCCCAGGGTGCGATTTCAGCCTGCATGGGCTGTCCGAGTCCCCTCGACCGCAAATGGTGCCTCTGTGACCTCCGTAGGCGGATTTACGCGGAGGCTGCTTCCGTTCTCGTCCAAACCGGCAGTGGAGTATCGCCGACGGTACATGCAGTGGTCATTTTGGACCGACAGTGCCCGTATTCCAGCCTGGAATTGCTAAAGGTGGGGTTAACTGCCTTGGCCAAACACTACGGGCTGTTGACAAATCATCCCAAACGGCCGTACCAAAAACAACGCTCTGAAATAGTTGCGCCGGCCAAGTGACTAGCTTGCCGGCGCTGGCGGGGCGGATGATGCGAGAACGCCCGAGCCCTTGTATGGGCAATTAATTCAAAACGGCGATTTTCGCAACAGGTAGGGTAGGCGAAAGCTCGACCGTTGCCTGTAGTGCGAAGTAACGGTCCTGGCGATGTCCCATCCCTCGTCCCAAGTGACAGGTGGAATATCGGCCAGCACTCCCACCCTACCATGAGTTTTCTCATGGGGGGTCGGGGGGTGCTGGCTTGAACCCTCCCTGAACCCAGTGACAGGGACTAGGAAGTAAGTGGAATACTTGATCCGAAAGACTGGTGAAAAGGCGAAGGCGCATTTTTGGTGCGACGGCGACACCGCTTGTCGGATGTGGTCAACCGGAGGTTTGAAGCAATCCCGGTTTGAGGTTCGATCGGATCGCGGCGTCCATGAAATCTGCCATATGTGCAGCCGATCGATGATCGGGGATCAGCATGACCGCGCATCTTCCCAATCATGATCACGACTATGACGGCCGTCCACCTGTTGGTTGGGATGACTACGACCCGCTGTTGGAGGCGCTGGTGCGGGCGCACCCTGAATTGATCCCGCCACAATTGGTCGACAGGCTAGCTTCGAGGCCGCGTAACCTTCTAGCCGTGGCCTCGGACTAGACGCCGCCGGGTACCCTGTCCTAGAGGCCCGGCGGTTGTCATTTTGTTCTTCGGCGTCAAGAAGTACCGACTTCCTGACGTTTCTTGGTTTGTTCGTGCGGGTAGTCCGCGAAGTTGCCCTTGCTGGGCGGTGTGGTGTGGTCTTCGGGCTCGTCGTCGGCTTCGACAGGCGGGTACTCCTTGGGAAAGATCGGCTCGATCTCGTTCGGGCTGTAGCGCCCGCCGTTCATGAATGCAGCGAAGGCTGCAGCTTCGAATTCCTCATCGAAGCCGGGCCCGACGGGCTCGTCGGGGCGCTGAAAGTAGACATACCAGCCGCCGCTGTCGCCTTTGCGATAGGTGTGCATGTCACTTGTGCCGGCGGGTGGGCTTGGGCGCCGAGTTACGAGCAGGACTGCGCTTGACGTGCGCCTTGGCCCTGGCCGCATGGGCGCGGGGCTTGTGGTTGTCGTCGGCCTTGGCCGGCTCTGCCTTGGGCGGATCTTGCTTCAAGGATCTGGCGGCAGCGCGGGACTTCTGGTCGGCCTCGGCGTATGCCTTGGCGTCTTCTGCGGCCTTCTTCTCAGCGGCAGCGAGTTTCTTCTCGGCAGCTTCGCCACCATTGAGGAGCGTGCAGCTTTCCTTGGCCTCTTCCTCGGTGGTGTAGCGGCTGATGATCTCGGTATCACTGTTGCCATTGACGACGGCAAACAGCTCGCCGCGGTCGGGGGTTTCGATCTTCTTGACGGTGTACATCTGGTTGCCTCGTTGGTTGTGGATCCTCCACGATGACAAGTACCACGAATTTTTAAGGTTCCGCGGTTGGTGTCCTCCTCCCGCGGTTGCGGGGCGGCCGCCGGTCCCCGATGTACCGGCGGGCTGCTTCCGCAGGAAGGCGCTTCGCGGGAGATCGATCAACAGGGCCCACGATCTCGGCTGGCCTACACCCCGGACGACAGCGCGCTTTCGTCAGGCCGCGAAGTTGTGCAATTTTGAACAGACAGTGTCCGCTTGATGTGAAAAGGTGGCGGGATCGCACCGCCTTGCCAGTAACCCCCTGGCTGGCCGGATCGACACCGTAGAGGCGGACAGCGTCTAACGGTACACGCGACCCGGAGACTACCGAAACGCCATCAGGATATTTTGGTTCCGCGCAATGTCAACATCCCGTGGGGTTGTTGCACGCGAATATTTGGGTGCGTGTGTCGGGTAGTCGACTTAAGGCTTAGGCGTGCGGCGCTTGCCTGGAAGAACCACGCGGGTGAGCTCGTCGCGCACTACGGTCCTGACTGCAGCCATGAGCGCCTCGGCCGCCGTCTCAACTTGATGGTCGATGTATTTTTTGAAGCCGTCGCTGACCGACCAGAAGTTGGCGCAGTGCTCGATCGCCTCGGTCGCTCCGGTCTTGGTTGCTTCGCGGATGATCTGTCGAAGCATGGCCACCTGGGCGTGCTCACGTGCCTTGCGGGATGGCTTGCGACGTTGCTTGGGTTTGCGCTTGGCCATGCCGCATCATCCCACGGCATGTGGGGTTGTGTCAAGCGGTGCCCCAGCATTAAATTAATGGTCGTCTCGCAAATTCCTTGTTGCCAAACCCCACGCCCTGTGGGATAGTTCTCCATTGGAGCAATGGAGGACAGCATGAGCAAGCACACACCGGGGCCGTGGGAATTGGACGCTGATCCCAGCGCCATAAATCTCGTTTGGGTCGTTCCAACCAACGGCGTAAAGAACGACGACTATTGGTCGGTCTGCAAATGCGATGGGCCAAATGCCAAGCCCAACGCCCGCCTGATCGCCGCCGCGCCCGATCTGCTGGAAATGCTAACCGCACTAGCATGGCATCCGCTGGTCTTTGTCGGATGCGAGGATGACGAGGAATTTCAGGCCCTCGTTATGAAAGCCCGCGCCGCCATCGCCAAGGCCGAGTGCGCGTCATGAAGGCGGCGTTGATCGCCGCGGTCGTTGCGACACTCGGCTCGTCTGTCGCATTCGGGCAGGAGAGCACGCACTACAAGACATGGCCCGAGGCGCTGCGGCAGACGGTGCCTATCCTGAAGGAACTTGCCAAGCCGGCCATCGGGGTCGGCAAGCCGGGGCCGCTGATAATGCCCCCCATGGACAGCACCATCATCATCAAGTTCGGCCGCGGCGGGCGGGTGGACGAGCATACGTTGCGGTTTGCCGACTATCGGCGCACTCAAAGCAAGGTGGAGATACGCGGGCCGTGCCAGTCGGCCTGCACGATCGTGCTGGCTTATGTCGGGCCAGAACTCCTTTGCGTTGCGCCGGGTGGATACATGGCGTTCCACCAGGTGCGCTCGGCGGAACGGGGCGAGGGAATGCCGCTGGAAACCCGGTTCCTCTATTCGATCTATCCGGAGCCAGTCCGTGATTGGATCGACCGCCACGGCGGCTGGCAAAAGCTGCCGCTCAACGGCTTTTGGACAATGTACGACCGCGACCTGTGGGCGGCGGGCTACCCGAGGTGCACATCATGAGCATGATCGACGAAGAAATGGCCCCGGGCGACGCCACCGAGCCGGGCGAAGTTGGCGAAGTTGGCGAGGGCAAGCAGCCGCAGGATGCGGTCAGCTACCGCGCCGGCACGCCGCTCAAGAATTGCGGGCTGTGCGAGCATTTCGAGGGCGTGCCCGGCAAGGCGCCAGACGGCTGCGAGGCCGTCGATGGCACCATCAGCCCGTTCGGCTACTGCGACATCTATGTGAAGCAGGCGAACCCGTTCGGCGATGGGCACAAATATTCAATGTCAGGTGGACAAGTTGTGCCAGCGACAGCGCCGATGCGGATCGGCAAGCAGACGTATGGCTAGACGCAAGAGTGAGTTTGCAGACCTCGATTATAACCCGCTGACTGGGATTTTCACTTGGCGGGTGAAGGTGAACAGTCGTGCCAAATACGGTGCCGTTGCCGGCTGTTGGAGCCGTGGCTATTGGGTGATCCGTGTAGCCGGTAAACTGCATGGCGCGCATCGGCTGGCATGGTTTTTTGTCTACGGTAAGTGGCCAGAGCAGATCGACCACATCAACGGCATTCAATCGGACAACCGCATAGCCAATCTGCGATTGGCTACTACCGCGCAGAATGCGGCCAATATGAAACGCCCCAAGGACAACACGACTGGTTTCAAGGGCGTTAGTTTCAAGAAGGGAAAATGGCGGGCAACTATCAAGCACGCTGGGCATCAGTTCCAAATCGGTACTTTTGCCACGCCCGAAGAGGCGCACGCTGCCTATGTCGCAGCCAGCAGGAGGCTTTTCGGTGAGTTCGCCAGAGCCGGATAGGGATGCTTTTGAAAGGTGCTGGCCCTGGCTGGATGCGTCGCTCGCCTCGTTCGGTCGCACCCACGGCAAACAGCACATCTGGGACCGGATCGCCGCGGGCGGCGCCAAGCTGTGGCCGGCCGAGCACGGCGTCATCCTAACCAATATTGTCCGGCATCCGATCGGCTATCGCAGCTTGAACGTCTGGCTGCAGGGCGGCGACCTCGAGGCGCTGCTGCCGATGCACCCCGAGGTCGAGCAATTCGCGCTTGAGCACAAGTGCGCGCGGTTGACCGGCGGCGGCCGCGACGGCTGGCTGCGGGTGCTGGACGGCTGGCAGAAAACCTACACCAACCGCGAAAAATGGCTGGTCGAGCCGCCACCGCATTTGAGGGCCACGAAATGAAACATTGGTCCGCCGAATTCCAACCGCGCTCGCTGTGCAGTTTCGCGGGGCCTGGCGGCGATGGCGACAGCGGCGGCGAACCCAGCGGCGACACCGGCGGCGGCTACACCGGTGACACCGGCGGCGATTTCTTCGGCAGCAGCGATGGCGGGTTTTACGGCACCAATGACAGCGGCAGTTTTGTCGGCGGCGACACTGGTTTCCAAGGCACCGGCGGCGATAGTTGGACCGGCAGCGAGAGCGGCGCCTCGCAATTCGCCAGCAGCGACGGCGGCGGTGGGTTCTTCGGCGGTGACACCGGCGGTGACACCGGCGGTGGCGGTGGCTTTATCGGTGGCGGTGACACCGGCGGCGGCGGCTTCAACTACAGCGGCAGCGATGGCGGCTTCATCGGCCCCAACAGCGATTTCGGCTATTCCCCCGGCGATAGCTGGGGCCCCACCGGGGGCGTCGATTATGCCGGCAGCGGGGGCTTCGGGTTTGGCCCCAGCAGCGCCGGCAACCTGGGGTTCGGCAATGCCATCGGCCAGCCCGGCTGGGCCACAAGCGATTTCGGCACCTACGGCACCGGCGGTTCCAGCAATACCGGCCTAGGCCCCGGTGCCGGTCCCTCGATCGGCGGCCCCAACGCCTACGCGCAAGCCCCCGGCATTAACGGCTTCCCTGGCGACTTCGGCGCCCCTCCTGGGGGTGCGTTCGGCATGCCAAACACGCAGGATGTCGGCCCGCAGGCCGGCCCTGGCATGCTGGGTGGCCCCCAGACCACGCAGCAGGGCGAGGCGCTCAATCCATCGCTGTTCGGCCCGGAGGTGACTACGCCTGACCGGGTTGCTGATCCCAACGACCGCACCGAGGTCGACCCGTCCACCGTGTTCGGCCCCGCGGTCACCGCCCAGGCCGGCTGGTTCGGTCCAAGCCAGGCGCAGGCCGGCCAGAATATGACCAATCAGGGCGTCATTGATGCGGCCAACATGGCGAACGCCTTCGCGAGAACAGGCGATGATATGACGGCCTATATGGCCGCCACTAATCCCGGCCTAGCGCAGGCGCTCAACAACGCCGCCATGCAGATGAGTGCCGCGCCGCTGGTCGGGCCCGGCCAGGTAGGCCCCAACATGACCGGCTTTGAGCAAGCCACCCCCGGCGCGCAGCAGGGGTTCCAGACCGGCGGCGGGCCGTTCGGCGGCACGCAAGGCGCCTTCAGCGGACAGCCGTCGCTCGGTAACGAGCAGGCGCAGGGCAAGGGCGACTATCTCAACCCGAGCGGCCGTGCTGACGTGCAGCAGACAAACCCGAATTTCGATCAAATCGGTCCGATGGTGACCCAGCAGGGCTACCAGCAGCTAGCGGCCGAAATGAACGCGCAACTGCCGCAGACACCGACCGTCCAAGGCCAGCAGTCAGGCGTGCCGACCGTTGATCCTGCAACGATGCAGCAGGGATATCAGCAACTGGCTGCTGAAATGAACGCACGGCAGGCCGAGCAGCAAGCAACCCCGCAGCAGATACAGCAGGGATACCAGACGCTCGCCGACCAGATGACGCAGTTGGCGACCGACTTCGGCCCGAATTACGGGCCGCAGGCTCCCGGCCTAGCCCAACCCGGCCAACTCGGGCCTGAAATGGGGATGACCAATCCGACCGTAACTCCCGGCCAGCAGCAATTCGGGGATGCCATCCCCGGCACGCAGTTTGCCGCGCCCTCACGCGGGTCAGATCAGGCGCCGCCATGGATGGAGGGGGAGCGTGGCCCTATCGAGCAGCAGATGGAAACCATCGGCCTGCGACCGGGCGAGGACGTTATCAGTTCGTTGTTCCCCGCAACGCTCGGCGTCGGCCGCGAGGCGGCGCCGCTCGGGCTGTGGAGCATGCAGAACGAGCCCGCCGGCCGGCCAGGTGGAAGCCCCACCGGCAACCCCAGCCAAGCCGGCTTTGGCCCGTTCGGCCCCGGCGGCGGGCGCCCCGGCGGCGACACCAGCGGGCGGCCCGGCCTGTCGATCACGGTTGGCGGCAACCAGCAGGCCAGCGGTCGACCGGGCGGCGGCTACTACCAGACCGGCGGCGCCGGCATTGCGCCCGGCGCCAAGGGCGCGGAATACGGCGGCGCCTACGGCGTCAACTCGCCCGGCCGGCCTGGCAGCGGCGCATTTGGCGGCGACTTCCGCCAAGGCGGCGGCGGTGGTGCGTACTTCTACGATCCAGCTACCGGCCAATACTTTGTAAGATAGGAGCTCGCCATGGATTTACGCGGCGGACCGCCACCGGAATTAGGGATTGGGGGAATAGGGGGGGCGCAATCTCCCCAGGTGCCGGGTTTGCTGCAGATGGCGCAGGCAGCAATGGGCGGCGACGGCCGAGGCGGCGGCCCGATGGGGCAACAGTACGAGAATGCGTGGGACAACCCGGCCAACTGGGGGCCGCCCCCGCCGATGGACCCAAGGCTAAACAAGGATAATTTTCTGCAACAGCAGGGCTACTTCCCCGGTGTATTTCAGCAAGGTCGCCCCCAGACCGGGAAATTCTTCAGCATGGATGACTACCTCGGGCAGTATTACGACAAGTTCGGCATGCAGCGGCCGGAAGTGATGGAGGGCGGGCAGTCAAACCGGCACATCAACACCCTCAACCCGGCCATGCTCGGGGGCGCGCGCGGACCCGCTGAGCAAGGTAGCTTCATGTATCTCGGGCACCAGATCAGCCCAACCAAGCTGTACTACGATCTACACCGTCCGGTCAGCGATCCGATTACTGCTGGCAGCATCCATTACGCCAAGCAGTTCGGGCCAAGTCAGACTGCGTGGTCCACGACGGGGGAACTTGGCTTGCCAGGGCAGCTTGAGCCGTTCGCGACCCAGTGGGGCGCTGGCGGCCCCGGCTAGCGGATAGGAGCGAACCATGCCCGCACGCAAGCGACCTCCAAACGGAGCCAACTGGCACCCTGAGCAAGTACGCGCCCGAATTCGAGCGACGGAACTGATCAACCGGCTGCAGAGCCATATCTTCGACGGCCTGGAATTGAGCCTGAGCCAAGTGAATGCGATCAACATTCTGCTGCGTAAGTGCATTCCCGACTTGAGCGCAGCGACCGTCACTGCCGATATCAATGTGAGATACGTCGCAGAGTTGCCGCCCATGCTCTCAAGGGAAGAGTGGGAGCGCAAATATGGCATCGATCACCTCGATCCGTTGCGGATCATTGACGGCACCACCAACGGCAGTGGAAATCTGCAGTAGCCCATGCTTGCCGAGCCTGTTGAACGGGTCATCTGGTCGCCCGGCGCCAACTGGCCGCAATGGGCCATGATCCAGTGCCCCATCTTTGAGATCTTCTTCGGCGGTGCGCGCGGCGGCGGCAAGACCGATGGCGTACTGGGCGAGTTCATGGCGCACGCCAACCAGTACGGCGACAAGGCCGCCGGCCTGATGGTCCGGCGCACCCGCACCGAATTGATGGACACGATCGAGCGATCACGGGCGATCTATGGGCCGCTCGGCTGGACGTATCAGGAGCAGGACAAGGTGTGGCGCGATCCGCGCGGCGCGCGGTTGCGGTTTGCCTACCTCGAGCGCGACGCCGACGCGGAACTGTATCAGGGTCACAGTTACACCCGCGTCTATATCGAGGAATGCGGAAACTTCCCGAGTTCTGCGCCGATCATGAAACTGATGGCGACGTTGCGCTCGGGTGCCGGCGTTCCGGTCGGCATGCGGCTGACCGGCAATCCGGGCGGTCCCGGTCACCAGTGGGTGAAGGCTCGCTATGTTGACCCAGCCCCCCTAGGCAACAAGGTCATCACCGACCCGGTGACCGGGCTCGCTCGGGTGTTCATTCCAAGCAAGGTGGACAACAACGTCTTTATTGACGCCGAAGCCTACAAGCAGCGGCTGCGCGCCTCGGGCAGCGCGGAATTGGTGGCGGCATGGCTGGCGGGTGATTGGTCGGTCACGCTCGGCGCGTTCTTCGACTGCTGGGATACCGCGCGGCATGTGATCCGGCCGTTTGAAGTACCGAAGGATTGGATGCGCTTTCGCTCAATGGATTGGGGCTCCGCCTCGCCGTTCTGCGTGCAGTGGTGGGCGGTGGTGTCGGACGATTGGGAGGTGAATGGCCGCGTCCTGCCGCGCGGGTGCTTGGTCTGTTACCGCGAATGGTACGGGATGAAGCCGGACCAACCCAACGTCGGCCTGAAAATGCACGCGGCCGAAGTGGGAAGGGAAATTGCCGCCCGCGAAAAGGACGACGAAATATCCTACGGCGTGCTCGACCCATCGGCGTTCGCCGAGGATGGCGGGCCGTCGATCGCCGAGAGCATGGGCACCGGCTCGGGCGGCAAGGTGTGGTTCAAACGGGCCGACAACAAGCGCGTGAACCCGCACGGCCGACATGGCAGCAAGGGCGCAATGGGTGGTTGGGACCAAATGCGCGGCCGGCTGGTCGGCAACGATGACGGCCACGCCATGATGGTGTTCTTCTCGACCTGCGTGGATAGCATCCGCACCATTCCGTTTCTGCAGCACGACCCAGATCATTTCGAGGACATCTACACCGACAGCGAAGACCACGCTGGCGACACGGCGCGCTACGCCTGCATGTCGCGACCGTGGGCGCGCGTGAAGGAAACACCGAAGCCGCAGGACATCAGCGGCTATGCGCCGCTCAAGCCGGGCGGCGAGCAGCCGGGAGACTGGCGCACTTATTGAAGGATTAACGCGAATGGAACCGATACAGCAGAAGTTTGCGGCCTTCATGGGCACGCTCTCGCCCGACGAGCAGCGCGCGGTTGTGCCGCTGATGGCAACATTCATCAACACACTGTCCGGGCCGCAGCAGGGCGCGGGACCGGACGACATGGCGCCGCCTTTGCCGCCACCAGGCACCGAGCCGATGCTTAAGCCGCCGGCGGCACCACCGCAGACCGCCATTCCGGGCGGGCCGCCGTTGCCGCCGCCTGAACCCGCCGCGATGTCGATCGGCCGGCAGCAGTACTGAGGGTCACACAATGGCGGGCAACACGGTCGTCAGCCTTTCCGGCTACCAGCAGGGCGGATCGGCGTCCGGTGGCGGGCCCGCCGACCTGTCCGACAATGATGAGAACAAGGACGGCTCATGGACGCTGGAAAAGTGTATCCAGGCCTACACCACCTACCTCGACAACAAGACGCTGGAAATTCAGGAGCAGCAGAACGCGCGGCGCTATCGCCACGGCTCGCAATGGACATCGGACCAGATCAAGACCTTCAACGATCGACGCCAACCGGTCGTCACGTACAACAAGATCGGCCGCAAGATCGACGGCATCGTCGGGTTGGTGGAACGGCTCAAGCAAGACCCGAAAGCATACCCGCGCACACCGCAGCATCAGCAGGGCGCCGACCTGGCGACCGCGGTGCTGCGCTTCATCATGGACCGCAACAAGTGGAACGAGGTCGGCCCGATCATTGCGGAAGCGGCGGCGATCGACGGCCTTGCTGGCATCGAGCTTGATCTCAAGGCCATGCCGGCCACTGAGCAGACGCAGCCGCAGCAAGGCCAGCCGCCACCACAGCAGCCCGACTATGATGTGATGTTCTCACCCGTCGATAACGACGGGTTTTTTTATGACCCGCGCTCGTTCAAGCACGACTTTTCCGATGCCCGCTACATGGGCATCGGCAAGTACGTGGACGAGGAACAACTGATCGAGTTGCTGCCGGGCATGGAGGACGACATCAAGGCCGCCTGCGACAGCAGCGGCGAGCTCACGAGCAATTCCGACAAGGATGCAAAGTGGTTCCAGGCCAACGGCGACTTCAAGCAAGTCAGGCTTGTTGACGTTTGGTACAAGTCAAAAGGCGGCTGGCGTTGGACGCTGTTTACCGGCTCCAAGATACTGATGGCGGGTACGTCGCCGTTCGTGGACGAGTACGAAAAGCAATTCTGCAAATACCTGATGTTCTCGGCGCAGGTTGACCATGAGGGCGACCGCTACGGCTTCCCGCGCAATCTGCAGAGCGCGCAGGACGAGGTGAACCAACGCCGATCGAAGGGCCTGCATGAACTGAACAACCGCCGCATCATCGCCACCAAGGCGGCGGTGGCCGACGGCAATGTCGAGGCGCTGCGACGCGAAGCGGCCCGCGCCGATGGCATTGTGCTGGTCAATACATCGCTGGACGATGTGCGGTTCGACGACCAGGCCAAGCAGGCCGCGGTTATGGGTCAACTCGAATTCATGCGGGATGCAGCGCAGGAGATCGAGAATTTCGGACCCAATCCTGCACTGGCAGGTGGTGGCGGTGGCGCTGGGCTGGCGAACGGATCATCCGGCCGCGCCATTGCCCTGCTACAGCAAGCCGGCATCGCCGAGTTGGGCCCCTACATGCTCAATCTGCGCGCCTGGAAAATGCGGGTTTATCGCTCGCTGTTCAACTCGGTACAGAAGTACTGGACCAACGAGCGTTGGATCAGGGTCACCGACGCCGAAGGCCAGCCGCAATTCGTCAAGATCAACGAGGTGGTGCAGATCGACCCTGTTACCGGGACGCCAATGTTGCGCAATGCGGTGGGCGAGTTGGATGTCGATATCATTCTCGACGAGGGCCCCGACAGCATTACGTTGATGCAGGATACCTACGACGCGATCTCGCAGGCATTGCCGGCGGTGGCGCCGATGCTGTCGCCCGGCAAGGCCGCCGCGGTGATGGATGTCTTGATCGAAACGTCGCCGCTCCCGGCCGACATCAAGAAGAAATTCCGCGACGCCGGCCAGAACGAAGCCCAGCAGCCCGACCCGAAGACCGAGGAGGCCAAGGCCAAGCTGATGCTGGAGCAGCAGCAGGCAACGGCCCGCATGGCGCTGGAACGCGAGAAGGCAATGGCCGACCTGGCCTCGAAGCAGCAGGTTGCGCAACTCGACCAGCAGACCGAGCGCGAGAAGGCGGCGCTCGAAATGCAGATCGAGCGCGAGAAGGCGCAAAACCAGATGCAGATCGAGCAATTCAAGGCCACGACGCAGGCGCAACTGGCACAGGACAAGGCTGCGCAGGACGCCCAGATGCAACAGGTACAGGCCGAGCAGAAGCAGATGCAATTGCCGCTCGAGCAGCCGCAGGACGATGTTGACGTGCGCGCGCTGCACTATCGCAACGGGCTGGTGCTCGATCGCGACAAGGAACGCAAGCAACAGGATCGGAAACTAGACGAGGCGCTGGCGCAACTGGTCGGCGTCATCGGGCAGTCGCACCAGGGGCTAATGCAGGCGATGAGCAAACCGCGCAAGGCGGTTATTCACCGCGATCCGCGCACCGGCAAGGTGATCGGGGCGATGTCGGTAACGGAGGATTAAATGGCGACCTATAGCAAGTACCAGGACTTCGTCGAGCAGTTGTGCAAGGGCGTGCACAACTTCAGTTCGCATGTGTTCAAGGTGGCGTTGAGCAATGCCGCGCCGGATGCGACGCATACCACGCTCTCGGCGATCACCGAACTGTCGACCGCCAACGGCTACACCGCGGGCGGCGCCACCACGACGATCGGCATTACCGAAACCACCGGCACGGTCACGGTCACCGCGACCGATCCGGCGGCGTGGACCGCGAGCGGCGCCGGCATTTCGTTCCGCTATGCGGCGCTCTACAACGACACGGCGACGAGCCCGGCCGATGCGCTGATCGCCTATTGGGATATCGGCTCGACCACCACGGTCACGGCGGGCAATACGTTAACTGTTGACTTCGGGGCGACCCTTTTTACACTCGCATAGTGCGAGATATCCTTGAAATCGTGTGGCTTGCAGGCTTCCTAGAGGGCGAAGGCTCTTTTGGGGATGGCAGGGGTACGCAGTGCATACAAGTTTCGACCACCGATCAGGATGTTCTCTTACGAGCGGCGCGAATACTGGGCGTGAAACAACAGGGCGTTGGTTATTATCCTGGGCGAAAGATAACCTATAAGCGAGTTTATACCTGTCGTGTTTACGGCCTCCGTGCCATCGGATGGATGATGACGATCTATCCGCTGATGGGTGAACGCCGGCAGGAAAAAATTCTCGGCATTCTTAATCGCTGGAAGATGTCCAATCGGGTGCCGCGTGCTCCGAAGGGACAAAGATATATGGCCATCTGTCACCCCGATCGACCGCGACGTGCCGATCTGTTGTGCGAACAATGTTGGCGGAGGGCGTACATGAAGAAATATCGAGCAGCTAAAAAGGCTGCTGTCGGCGCCACGCTGTTTACGTTGGCTTGATATGTCGCTGGTTTACCCCTGCGGCCCGGCTGGAAGCGTCAACACGGCAACAAGTGGGTTTACTCCCGCCAGCTTGCCCAATCTGCTGGCTTGGTACAAAGCCGATACCACCACGCTTTTCAGCGATGCCGGAACGACGCCCGCAGTCAATGCCGGGCCGGTCCAGCAATGGAACGACAAGAGCGGCAACGGTTATCACCTGAAAGCAACGAGTAGTGGTCGTCGCCTCACACTGAATACGACCGGGCTCAACAGCAAGCGCACACTGCTGCTGGCCAGCGGGACAAGCCTGTCAACCAGCCTTGGCGTCGCCATGGGGACGGGTGCGGCTTGCTCTGCATTCTTTGTCGGCGCCATTGATCTCAGCAGCGCGAACAATACGCGCTTTCTGGGTTATGGCGTTTCCGGTAACAATGCCGACTATGAAGCGGGCGGCGGGGCGCTCATGGCCCGCAATGATGGCACCGGGGTTTACAGCCTACGCGCTCCGACCTTTGCCATTGTCCGGGTTGACGGTCTGACGACCAACGCCCCCGTTCGTCTTGGCCTCATCTACGACGGCACCAACGGCACCGCCTATGCCAACAATGTCGCCGGAACCCCAATGGCCACCACGACCGCGTTTGCCGATGGGGGCTTGATCCTGCTCAACACCAACGGTCCTGGCGCCGGGCAGGACACCGTCGAGGGTACGGGCAAGGTTTCCGAGATCGTCATCACCACCGCCGCGCTGTCGTCAGGTGATCGAAGCAGCCTGGATACCTACTTCCAGAGCGAATGGGGTTTTTGATATGAGCAGGCAGTATTTTGCCGACACTCTCACCGAGCCGGTCAATTCGGCTTACACCACCATCACGGCCACGACCGAAACCGTGCTGATCCCGACCGCGCTCACCGGCATTCCGGCCAACGAGCCGCGCGCCGGCAAGATGTACGAGTTGACGGTGGGAGGCACTTGCACGACGGGCGCATCAGGCACGCTGACCATCACGCCACGCTACGGGCTGGTAATCGGCGGCACCTCGCTCGGCGCCTCGGGCGCGCAGACCGTGGTGCCCAGCATCACCACGGCGCCATTCATTTATCGCTGCCTGCTGATTATCCGCTCGATCGGCTTGCCCGGTGTTAACAGCACCGTCACTTGCACCGGCAAACTCGAAGCTGCCGGCGCAGTCGCCACGGCATCGAGCCAGACATCGGTGCATCATGGCACGGTCGGCGCGGCGATCTCGGTCGACACCTCGGTGGCGTCAGGGCTGTGGATCGGGGTGACGTTCTCTGTTGCGCCGTCATTGATCCCGCAATGGCACATCTGGCGGTCGCTGAACTGATGACGCGGGGGCAGCACAATGGCACTGCCCCCCGGGCCCGTTGGGCTTAAATTCTGGCAACCGCGTATTGAGGTAACGGAAGCTAGTTGGGCCGTACTCTATTCCAGAACGTTGAATACCAATTCGGGCGGCTGGACGAATTACACGCACCGGCAGGTTGTTGGTACTTCGACCTATGAGGGCGCGGCCCCCGCGACCGGCAGCCAGCTACGGGTCACTATTCAAAGCTCGACTACGGACGGCGTTACCTGGGACAAGGTTTATATCGGGCATGCTGCCGCTTCCGGGGATGCCTCCGACTTCGACGGCACCCAAGTTCAAGTGCTGTTCTCCGGGGTGCCGGGCGGAACTATCGCGGCGGGCGGCGTTTCACTCACCAGCGATCCGGTTACCTATGCGTTCGACAAGACCAGGCCGCTCGTTATCAGTTCGCATATTTCCGGGAGCGGCGGCACTTCCAACAGTTTGCGCGCTCTGGATCCTGCCACTGGGTTTACGTTCGGGTTCAAAAGCGGCGACTTTGCTGCCACGACCGACGACACCGGATACACCGAAAGTCCCGACCAGCTTGTCGGCTTTACACGGGTTGAAATCTACGCCGCGCCTGTCGGCGATAGCGGCCCGGTAACGCTACCGGCGGCGGCCGGCAGCTACACGCTTACCGGCTCGCCGACAGGGCTAGGGGTTGGTTACTGGCTGACCGGCTCGGACGTTTCGTTTGTTACGGCCTCATCCGGCACCACGACGCTAGCAGCCGACGCCGGCAGCTACACACTCACCGGCACGGCGGCGGCGCTGTCTTACTCGGCGACGCTCACGGCTGGCGCCGGCAGCTATGCCCTGACCGGAACGGCGGTCGGGCTGGGGCTGGGTTACTGGCTCACCGGGTCAGACGTTACGTTCACAACCGCGGCCGGCGGCGGCACGACGCTCACGGCAGCGGCTGGCAGTTACGCGCTCACCGGCTCGAGTGCCGCGCTGGCGCTGCGACACACCGCGGCGGCCGGCTCCTACAGCCTGACCGGCACCGCAGCGGCCTACCGGCTCACGCTCGCCGCTGCCGCTGGCAGTTACGCACTAACCGGATCGCCCGCCGGCTTTCTCGCTCCGTTCAGACTGCCGGCAGGAGCCGGCGCCTACACGCTCACCGGCTTTGACGCCGCCCTGACCGTCATCAGCGGCATTGTGCTGTTCTGCGGATCGGGCAGCTACACGCTCACCGGCTTCGATGCCGCGCTGCCGTCGCCGATCGGGCCGGTCGAGCCGCCATCGGCGGGCGGCGTCGGTAGCGTCAGCCGCGGGCGGATGATCCGCAAGCGGCGCAAGCGCGAGGAAGAGGAAGAACCGATCCCGGTCATCGGGAGCACACCCGTTCCCGAGGTGCCGCCGGGGCCGTCCTTGCCGCCACAACCCAGCCTGATGGCACACATGCCGTCGGTGCAGCCGGCGAAGATACCCAAGCGCGCCGATCCTGACGAGGACGAGGACGAGATCGCGCTGCTACTCGAATTAATTTCGTAACCGGCCACGACACGGCCGGGCGCACGGGCCGCGCACCAAGGGCCCGCACTCGCACCGTCCACGCGATAGTTGGGCGTTTCCGTACAGGCCACGATACGGCCCAGGAGCAACCATGAGCACGCAACCTGCTGACGGTGGCGGTGGCAACACCATCACCGACCGACAACTATTTGACCAAGCCACCGCGCCTGATCCGACGCCGAGCCCGTCGCCGGCACCGTCGCAACCGTCGCAAAGCCCGTCAGATACGGGTGGAGCAACGGATGCGCCGCCGCCGTCTACAAGGCCGGACCTGCAGACGCAACAGCCCGCACAGCAACCGCAACCGGGCCAGCAGCCGCGGACGCCAGAGGGGAAATTCGCCCCCAAAGGCCCACCGCAGCCGCAACAGCGGCAGCCGGAGGATCATCGCGTTCCGCTTCGGGAAATGCTGGACGAGCGCGAGCGACGCCAGCGCATCGAAGCGGAATACAACCAACTGCTGCAACACTTTCAACAGCAGCAGAGGCAGCAGCAGCCCCAAGGCCCGGAAACCATCTGGGATGCGCCCGATGAGTATCTGAACCAACGGTTCGTCGCTCCACTGCGCCAGGAAATGCAGATGGAGATGATGAAGCGCACCGATGCGCAAAGCCGGGAATTTGCCAACGTGCAGTTCGGCGAACAGGTGGTCAACGCCGCCCTCGCCGACATCGCGAAAATACGACAAACCCCGCAAGGGGACTTCGTGTTCCGGCAAATCATGGCGGCGGGCCATCCCTACGGCGAACTGGTCAAATGGCATAACCAGGCGAGAGCGCATGCGGCAATCGGTCAAGACCCGCAGGCGTGGCTGAAACAGCAACAGCAGGCTTGGTTCAACGACCCGAAAGTACAAGAGGCGATGGCGCAACACCTTCGCCAGAAGTACGCGGCACAGCAGCAGCGAAACGGCTCTGGTAATTCGCCCAACGTGTCGCTCCCGCCTTCGCTTTCGTCGGTGCCGTCCACCTCGGGCCGCAACGTCGAGCTTGGCGATCTAAGCAGCGAAAGCCTGTTCAACTTCGCGATCAAATAGAACCGGCCGTATTTGTCCGACACGAAGCACCCGCCCATCGAGGCGGGTTTTTTGTTGTCTGGATCACTGCGGCCATAGCACAGAAAGGGTGTGGCCATGGCCAACACTACGATCCAGACTAACAATAAGCTCGTCAAGTACACCCAGGAGATCAATCGGGAGTGGGTGCGCCAAAATATGTTCTCGCCCTACATGGGCGAGGACATCAACAGCATCATCCGCCGTCGCATGGAGCTAAAGTCCGGCGGCGAGCAGATGAACATCCCGTTGGTCCGGCGGCTTGCAGGCGCCGGCGTTTCGACCGGTCCACTGGTCGGAGCGGAAGAGGCCATCGAAGATTACGGCTACCGCATCTGGCTTGAATGGGCGCGCAACGCCGTCGTCACCACCAAGGCCGAAAGCCAGAAGGACAGTGCCGACATCTTCGGCGAGGCCAAGCCGTTGTTGACTGATTGGATCAGTGAACTCACCCGCGACGAGATCATCGCGGCGTTGATGGCGTTGCCATCGGAAACCCAGCCAACGGCGGGCGTTCGCGTCAACGGCATTCTCTACAATCTCGCGACCGCAACCCAAAAAGGCCAGTGGCAGTTGGACAATTCCGACCGCGTGCTGTTCGGTGCTTCGACTGCAAACCGTGTTGCGTCGGCGGTGGCGACCGACCATACGGCGTCATTGGTCAACGTCGACACCACGGCCGACAAATGCACCGGCGCCAATATCTCGCTGCTCAAGCGGGTAGCGATGGGCGCCAATCCGCGCATCCGGCCGTATCGCACCAAGGACGGCTACGAGTATTACGTCGCCTTCGCCGGCCTCAACACGTTCCGCGATCTCAAGATTGATCTGCAGACC